AGCAGCGTTGACCCAAATAACTTTGCAATCGGTAGCAGTACGCTACAGGGCTATATTTTTGACAGCAATTCTGCCACTGAAGCAGCCTCACGGGTGACGCTCTATCTCAGCAAAGATGGAGGCCGAATTGCTGGCACTGACAGAGTGGCTGGCCGGTCAAACGCTAAGGATGTCGGGAGTTCTGGCCACGACGGCAGCACTATCAGCTCAGATGTATTTCGGGTCTACTGGGACGGAGCAAATAAAGCAGATTTTTGTTCGTCCAGCAGGCCATCCACACAGACGACTTTTGGTGTTTATGCACCGATTGGGAACGACCTGATGTATAAGGTCAACCCTGTAATCAGTCCAGGCGTAAGAAGCCAGACAGGTCCAGGCGGTGGGGATGAAGTCACTGTTGACTGCCCAGTAGACGCGCCAAAGATGAACAAACGGGATAAGTATCGGGCCAATTTTTCAACATTTAGCGGTGTCAATCAGATCAATTCCACCGCAGGAACAAGCCCTGGGACTGCAACTTCAGTCAGCGTCGGGGATACCGTTAGCTACAGGCTTCACAACGGAAGTGACTGGGGGACTGTTTTCAGCACCTATGGGGACTCAGATGATGATGCTGAAGCGAAAGATGTAGCTTCAGCGGTTGCTTCGTTGCAAAAAACTTGGGATGATCGGTTGGTAGAGGGTGAGCTGTATAAAATCGGAACGGCTTTATGTGTCTGTACAGGCCGCACTTCAGAGGAGTTTGTATCACAAGCCGATCTAAATGGCAGCGGGGGGCAAGCTGTTGTTGCCGGTTTCACTGTTGTTGAGTCTGGTTCTATCAAAAACTTCTCTGCATCAAGACTCGAAGATGCAGGCGGTGATTTAGGCGTACGAGAGAAAGCTACGACAGGTGGTCACCTTCTGCGCTACGCACGGGGATCGGTGTCAACGTCGAGGGCATGTAAAGCAGTTGAAATCGGCCTGAAATCTACTCTGGGGATAAGGGTAAACAACCTTTGCAACTTTAGAGACACAAAAACTTATGAATACGCCGATACGCAATGGTGTCAAACTTTTGAAAACAATCCGCCGGAAGATATAGTCAATAACTTCTATCAAAGCGGTGTTATTACAGCACCTGTGCAGCGATATTCGTTTTTCAAAATTAAATACAGAACGGTCGGGAGCAGTAGCTGGACGGAGTTAAGTAATGCCTACGGGACCAGAAGCGAAACTCAGCAACCTGTTTTTAATTACATCCGCTTTGAGTTTAGCTCCACCAAGGTACGTGAATTTATGTTTGAACCTCTTTCAGGGTTTGAAGTTCGCCAAGGCCACTACGGGAGCGCGTTGTATGTTCTTGACCCCAAGAAAGGTCCAGCTACTATTTCTGACGGCGGGATAAGTGTTGTCTTCAATGGTGAAAACATTGCGCTCAATACAAGCAACTTTGGCATTGCTTTTGGTAACGCTGATTCTGCCTTAAGTTCTAACTATGTTTACGACGAAGACACAAACGGTGATGACCCTACGGTCACAAGAAATTACAACGGATTGCCCCTTGTAGACACCAGCACTTACATCGACGACTATGGAAAATTAGCGGAAACTTTTGTTTATTCAGAGATCAGCAGCACTGCAGATTCTGGACCTGAACATAGCATCGTTTATATCAATGAAATCGTGCCAAATAGTGAAGCGCCGTTATACGACAATCTTGCGCTGGCTGGCATCAACATCCGATCATCCGCCGAGTTCCAGCAGTTCAGCCAGTTTTCTGCCTATGTCACTGGAGGCCGTGAATGCACCAGGTTTTTGGGTGGAACGGGTGCCACGCATCTTTTCCCAGACATTCTGTACGACTTGATGACGAATGACCGTTTTGGTGCAGGATCATTTGTCAAGAACTACATGATTGACAGCACCGAGTTCACGGCTGCAGCGCAGTGGTGCCAAGATCGCAAGTATTTTTACGATGGTGCTGTCTCTGAACCTGTCAATGTCAGGCAATGGTCAGCGGATTTAGCTGCTACGCATTTACTGCAGTTTGGCGAATCAAACGGCAAGTATTTTCTTCGTCCTGCAATATCTTTTACCGCTGTTCCAATTGCTGCGCTATTCACGGCAGGCAATATTGCCGAAGATTCGTTCAAGCTTCAATATTTTGACCCGGAAGACCGTGATCCTATCCAAGTAAGCGTTCGTTACCGCGAAGAGCGCACAACCACAGATCCAACCAGCCCTGGGCTGTTCCCAGTGGTCCGTGAAGTGCTGGTTCGTGAGCTGGTCCCTGAGGCGAGCGCAACAGACCCAATCGAGCAGATCGACATGAGTTCGTATTGCACAAGCAGAGAACATGCAATCGACGCAGCCAAATTCATTATCAGGATGCGCCGCATACCTCAGCATGTCATAAATTTCTCGACTACGCATGAAGGAGTGATGTCCAACATTGCGCCCGGTGATTACATCAAAGTGGCAATGGACGAAACAGAATATGACCAGTTCAACAATGGCGCAGTAACGCCAGAAGGCGCATTAGTCAGTACGAAAGCATTAGCTGATGGTTCCTACAACGTGGTCGCATGGAATGGAACGGAAGGAACGCCACCGGCTGACGCGACATTGACAGTTAGCAATAGCGGAACGACTGCAACGCCAACAGGCGTGGTTTTCACTGTAAAAATTGCAAGCACGCAAATGCGGGTTTATCAAATTGAACGAATTACGTCAGGAGATGACGGACTGTTTACAATTGAAGCAATGCACATGCCTGTCAATAGCAGCGGTGTTTTAGAAGTCGCTGACGGCTTCGATACCGCTAGTAATTGGAGCATCACCTAATTATGGCAACGACGTTCCCCAGCATCGCACCAACAAGACGCAGCTTTGTTGCGCCAACATGGCCGACCAAAACGCAGGCATCGCAGTCAGGTGTTATCACTCGCAGGTTGTGGGGCAGCAGGCCCAGCCAAGCAAAACTTAGCCTGACATTCGGCAACATCAGCGACACCAACACAACAGCAATCCTCAGCGCATACAACACAGCAAAAGGTTCAATTGACAGCCTGACGTTGCCGACGCAGATATTTGCTGGAGCGGATGCAACTCTACAAAGCTGGCTGAATGCCAGTGCAACTGGGGCTGGTTTATTGTGGTCTTTTAGCGAAGGCACCTCGCCACAAGTTGAAAGCGTTGCTCCTGGTCGTTCCAATGTGACCGTTGAATTGACCGCAGAGCTTAGAATGAGCTAACAGGAGCACACAATGGCAGTTACCAGCACTACAGGCAGCTTCGCAATCACCGGGCTTGATTCGACGGTTGTGGTCCGTGATGCAAGCATTGATATTTCACGCGATACGCTAGAAACCACGAATTTAGGTGAATCAAGTAGGGCGTATGTGACTGGGTTGCGTGGCGCATCAGGCAGCGCGACTTTGCTGTATGAAAACAGTCTGCTTGATGATGTCTACGCCAAAATCAATACTGATTCGCAAGGCAGCATTACCGCAACGCTGACGCTGACTACAGGCAAGACGATTTCAGGCAGTGTGTTAATCACAAGTGTTGGTTCAACCGTGACTGTGGGTGACGTTACAAGCACAAATGTTGCATTTACATTTACTGGTGACCTAACTATCTCCTCGACGTAATGGCAGTCCTCGGCACATTTGGCAAAGTCGTATTTAACCGTTCCGCGCCTACGCCCGTTGCGGTTGATATTACTGCGCTTAACCAAGATAAAAATATCATCTCGCTGGCGACAACAGGCTTTCGCAGCGGTGACCTAGTTGAGGTTGCTAGCGGCAATAATTGGCCGAACGCAAATTTAACAGATCCACCTTTGATCCCGACGTATGCGGACATTGCAGGTGATGAAGTGTATTCTGAACTTGTTGATTACAGCACGCCATATTCATCGGCGTTACTTGGGTCTTTAACCGTTCCATACACCAACCGTTTGTATGTGCATGTTGATGTTCTAAATCGGTTGTCCTTTTACCGTTCGCGGGGTGCAGCTTTTGCTGGCATCAACGATGCAACAAGAGAAGACATTGACCGGTCAGATTTTGCGACTGGCACGACAACAGCACTTGAGCTTCGTTTAGTCAATGAATGGAAGTTAGAAGCATGTTTGCAAGGATGGAATTTAAGTCTAAATTCAAATGAAATTGACACTACTGGCCTTGGCGACAAGTTTTTTGATGGTGTCAAATCATTAGTACAAGGCGGTGGTTCGTTCGATTTCTTGGTTGAGCGCGAAGCCAGCGACACTCGTAACACAGCAATTATCAGTCAAAGTCGATACGCGAATGCGCGTTGCTTTGTTGACGTAGATCAAAACATAACTTACCTCGATGCAGATATTGTCGGCACTGCTGGCAGCATTGCAAACTACGGCCCGAACTATAACGATGCGAGCTTAGACCCAGGCGTGACCGCCTACGACAACGCAGACATTACGCCCCGTAATGAGATCGCGGTTTGGTCAGCTCAAGCATTGGCAAGAGTTGGCACCAGCAATCTATTGCGATTGCTTTTGAATACCAATGAGCAGGCTGAAGCTGAGGCGCAATTCTGGATGATTGACAGCGATGTATTGAATCGCGATAGCTACAGCAACGGGTTAGAGCCTGGGGATCTCTACTACAAAGCGCAGATCATGCTGACTAGCAGTGCTGTCAGCGTTCGAGCGACAGACGTTATTTCTGGGTCAGCAAACTTCGTCACCGTAAGAGAAGTAGAATTGATGGAAGGTTAGTTTTTGCTGTTATGACGCTCAAAGTCACTCATAAGCATGGCACCACCGCTGGGACACCTCCTGTTGCGGGTGACATAGATGTTGGCGAATTAGCGATCAATGCAGCAGACGCGGAAATTTATACAAAAGACACCGCAGGAGTGGTGCAACCTTTTAAAAGCAAATTTACTCATCCCGGCACTGGTGCAGTACCGCGTCTTATTGAATCCAAGCTGCAAGATACAGCTAGCGTTAAAGATTTTGGGGCAGTAGGGAATGGAAGCACTGATGATACGGTTGCCATTCAGGCGGCGTTTGACTGGTGGGCGGGAGAAAGCCGCCGCGCATTGTCAATCCCTAAAGGCGTTTATTTATGCACGTCACGGATAAATGCAGTAGGCAATATGTCTACCAACCTAATTGGTAATTCTCTATTCGGATTAGGCGGTCAACTAAATTTTGACTTTGGCACTACTGGCGTTGATGCTTCTAGGTTTGGTCTGGTTTTAGACCTAAATCCACAAAACAAACTTATGCGTGAGTTTGTCATATCAGGTCTGAGAATCTCAGGCAATTATGACGAATACGCCATGATACTTGATGGTGGATATTCAAGCTCCGGTGAATACCTTTATGGATTTGTATTAGAAAGGATATACACATCAAGTCGGGGTTTATGCGTATCAGGAAACGCTTTTGAATGTGTTATTAAAGAATGCTATATCGCAGGTACGCAAGGCGACGGCAACGATCCTGCAGTGACTTACGTCCCCACAGTTCCATCATTGCTGGTAACCCAAGCTGACGTTATCGGTGGAACTGGCGGCTCGGGCGGTGGCTCTAGAAAAATCTCCTCAATGACACTCGACAGTAACAACATCAGAGGTGGATTGTACGGTATTTTGATCAATGACGGAGCTGGTGACGTAACACTAAGGAACAACACGACTCTCACATCTTGGCAGAACGGTCTGTATTACAACTCTACATTTAGTGGTTGCAATATTCTTCACCATCATGCCGAAAATTGCTGGCAGCAATATTCAGATAGTACTTGGGGAGACCCAGCCGGGCGAGGATTTTTTGACCACGACGGTAATCGTTGGTCTGGTGCTTCAGGCGATGGTTCAGGTGCAGGTACAGTTGCTGACCCAATTAAGGGTACTTGGGATGACTGGTATAACGCAGCAAGCAGCATTGAGCGGAATTCAGTCCTTCAACGTTCTGGTATTTCGGTCGTTGAATCAGGTGGAGCAGGAAACCTTCTTGGATGCAGGCAGGTTGCCGATAGCAATGGCGGAACAATGTCTGCAATCAGGGTATTTACATCAACACTTAAACCAACATTCATTAGCGGTACAAACGCTTCAGGGATGGGCGCTGAGGTGTGTGTATCGGGGAGTGGTTCAGTTTTTCTCAACACTGACTCATATAAGATTACCGGAAACTGGCCTAAAATCATTCAAGCAACTGGGGCAACTACTCGCCCAATGCTGCAAAGTGTTGCGCATGGGACAGGTAATAATACAAACAATCAATACACACCATTTTCTCAGAGCTACCAATCGTCAATCAGAGGCTCAATCTTCATAAGACTGGGAAGTGGAGTCACGATTAACGCTCCGTTGGCAAGCAATAATTCAAACAACGGATACGATCCGGTCCATGGAGATGAGTTGCACTTTATCTTTCAGCAAACGTCTCAAGATAATGCGACTGTCACTTGGGATTCTATCTACGAAACACAAGGATTCGTAGCAAACACAGGTACAAACGCATTAAGCGCAATATCGTTTAAGTATATTGCTGATTATCAAGGCAGCAATAAATGGGTCGCCTTCTCTGAGTCTGGCGCTATTCCTGACTTTGGAAGTAAAAACATTACCACAACCGGCAGCGTTAGAGCGGGTAGCGGAATCTCATTTGATGATGTTCCTAGCTCTCAGCCTACAGGTAGAATTGTAACAGGCACTACACTAAGTGAGTATGAGGAAGGCACCTTTACTCCTGGCTTTAACGTTGGTTCAAGTGCTGTAACATTAACGGCGCCATTTGCAGGCACTTACACAAAAATTGGAAATATTTGCCATTTTAATATAATTTTAAGAGTAGACGCAGCGGACTATGCTGGCCTAACGGGCAATTTATCGATCACCGGATTGCCTTTTTTATCGCCTAATACTACCGCATCCAATTACTCTATTGGTTCAGTCGGTCTCCGAGGTTTTGCTACTGATTACACAAACGGCAGTAAGACAATGTATGTAACCAATTCGGCCAATTCAAATTCATTGGCTTTGGTGAATGGAGAGCAACACAATGGACAATTAACGCAAGCGATTTTAAGCGGC